CTTCCAGTTAAAACGACATCATTAACATTTTCAAACTCATAATCTGAATTTTTAGGCTTCGCAGTAATAATCCATTGAACAGATTCTCCGTTTTTAGCGTACACAGACTGTTCGCCAGTTATTACACTATTATCGGCAGCACCACTTAATTGCAATGTTAACAAACTAAAGTTTTCTAAAGCAGGCTCATTACCTACAGAAGAAATATCTGTTTGCATAAAATCTAATTCCCACCCGGTAGTTCCTTCATAACTTATATTATTAAAAGTCTTTATTGTTGAAGGATTGTCATTTAGTATAGGTTCTATATAAGATTCAGCAGCACTTGCTCCGTAAAAAGTATTTCTATTAACACTCTCACTGTTGTGTTTCCACAACTTGCCATTTTTAAAAGTGTAATATACATTATTTAAACTCAGCCCACCTTCTTGTTCAAAGGATTTAAAACTAGTCCAGCCTTGGCTTCCTTCATCAAAACTTATAGTAAAATAACCATCTGCTGCAGTGGCAACATTAGTATCTTTAAAACCACTAAAGCCTTTTCCTATTAAAGTTAAATTATATAAATTATTATATTCATCATAAGAACCAATAATTTCGTCAGACTTAGCTAAAGCATCTCTAAAAAAATCACTTAATCCGTTTTGAGATATTTCAACTAAACCGTTTTGCGATAATCTCATTACGCTGCCTCTGCTTTTATCAGTAAAATATTTAGAGTAGCCGTAATATGCAAATGACATAGGATCTTTTGACATACCAAATTCACCCGCATAAGGAGCTATTGTGCCTAAAAATTGTGCACTTGTTGTTACAGGTATTGCACCACCTTCCGCGGAATATATAAAGTCTTTATTAACCGGTGATCTTGAAATCTTATCTTCTTGGAAAACAACTATTTGCGTATCGTCAGCAAAAAGTTTTTGTATTGACCCATCCTGTGGATCTAAAGATATTGTTAAACCACCCTCTGCTTCATTGAATTGATTTATATAATTTATATTTGTTCTTGAATTAAATAAACCACTTGAATGAATTAATGTGTTAAATCTTCTTTCTTCTGCAAAATTTTCTTTTACAACATAAGCTCTAACGCCTATATCAAAAGACTTTTCGTTATATCCAGCCCTAAGCCTATTTATTTCAATGTGCGCCCCTGAGCTAAACGTTAATAAATAACAGTTATAAAATTGTATATCTACCGCTGTGGTTGTTAGGTCCGATATTAACCCCCCGGTTGATGTTTCAAAAAATATATCTAAATCTGACTGAAAAGGTTCGGTTTCAAAAACGGATATACCTGATGTAACTGAATCTGTAGGAACATTTGCTGTTCCCGCGGGGTTATTTATAGACTGCACTTTAGTTAAACTTGCTGTAGTTTTGTTTACTCCACCTAATATTTTAGGATATACAGCTACGTTGCAGGGAGAAATAGTGCCGCTTGTGCTTGGAGGTATTACTGCTGTTTGGTCCCTTGGGACTTTGTTTATACTGTCGCCTAATCTTGCTACGGTATTTAAAGCTGTTACACCAGAAATCCAATTATAATATTCTTGCTCTCTTTGCTTTACTACAATTCTATAAGAGTAACACCAATCTAAATTTTGTAAGGCTGTTATTGTAGTTTGCGCAAATGCTATACGCAACGAGTTAAAAACGTTTGTGCTATCAGCCTCCCCGGTTGCCGCATCAATAAAAACAGTGTCGCCTCCTGTTTCGGATAATAACACTGGTGTCTGTCTTCCAAATTTGTCTGCTAGTACTACGCCAACTTGGTAAGTTCTTCGAGACTTAACCGACATGCTGCTGTCTAGCTCTGTATACCTAGCTGAAGCTTCTCCGGTCCTTGAAACCGTAAAAGATACATTAGGTATATTAAAGTTTTGTAAATAATTACCGTAAACCAATCTGCCCCCTGCTAATTCTTGGGATTTGGCTATTCTTGGCACAGCGTCCGCTACTCTTGTTAGTTGATCAGAAGGTAGTGTTTTAAATGGATCCTGAGATTTATAAAAAAAGTTTACGCTTGTTTCTGACGTTAAAACTTTGCTTTCCACAACATACAAAGCTCCACTTCCTGTTTCTTTATATATAAGCTCAACTTTGTCAATTGCTAACCCTTGAGGAGTTGGAACTGAAAGCTGAACAGATTTTATTGCATTAACAAAAGTTTCAATTTCTCCAAAATCGTTTATATCTGAAGATATTGTATCTACATTACCTAATCTTGAAAAACAAATAGGTGTAAAAGGCGCTAATACACTGTATTCACCATCTTCAAATTTATATCTATATGAAAATCTAATTAATTTATTTTCTAAAAAATTTGATGTAATAGGATTACCTTGCTCATCTAAATTTGAAACACCTACAATTGAAGCAGATTGATAAGGAGCAGGCTTGGCAACAGAAATAACATCATCTATATTTGCTGCTAAATCATATCTACCCGGTGTACTTCTAGCTGTTTCAACATTTATTTTTCTAGGAGGATTTCTATCATCTGTAAAAAATAAAAGTTCATCAACTAAATTAACACCAGTTATAGGGTATTTTTGATGAAAGTTTAATGCAGCACTATTAACTATTATTGTAGACTTATTTGCTTTTTGATTGTACTCAATTATTTGGTGATTCCCAGAGTTTGTTTCATCGTAAGAATTGTTATTAGTTATAAAATAATATATTCTATCGTTACCGTTGTCTCTATATTCACCTATTTTTTTTGCATTAGATATTGCCGTGTCTATTATAAGCTCATTACCTAATATATTTTCTACAGCCCCTATATCTGAGCTTTCAGATTTACTTACATTTATATTCAATGCCTCTCGATATTCACCGGGTTGTAGCATTTTATCGTCTAAATCGCGATTCATTCGACTCGCGTTAAACAATCTTTTAATTTCTGGCATATATTCTAGTGTTTAATCCACTTTGATTTACCTCTAAGTACTTGCGTTAATTCATCAAGTTTTAAATTACTTAATCTGATTTTAGCGTTGCGCATTTTAGCAGCAGCTTCTTTTTTGTATAAAGGAGCCGCTCCTGCGGAGGCAGTTCTAAGCTTGGAAAGATTGTAGAGCATGTTAGCATACACGGCGTCTTCTGCCAATTTAGGTACTAATACATTGTCAAAATTATCATTATCGCCAAGACCATCAGAAATATATTGTAAGGATATTAAATCACCTTCGCTAAATAAAGAATCAAAATATATTTTACCAGCCTCTAAGTCTAACAAATAAGTACCGTTATCATTTTGCGTTTGTGGCTCAGAGCCATAACGCCTGCCGTATGCAGTTACGCTTTCATCGTCATAATACCCATCAAAGTAATTTTCAAAATCTTTTTTATGTAAATCAATTTTAGATTTTTGAAATCTATCTGCTGTTTCGGATTTTTCACTAAACGTTAAATTTCCCTCTTGATCATATATATATTTGAAGTCGTCATCTTGAGCAACTGCTTTTGTGGGCTTTGAATATTTTGAATTTTGAATAGGTCTATGATTGCCACTACCATCCACGTATGCTATTCCAACATAATTTACGTAATCAGAGGGCAAAGAAATTTGTAATGTAGAACTTAGCTCTATTTCTAAATTTTTTTCTGCATGAAATACATCATAACTAAATTCTTGTACAGATCTTTGAGCCCAAAAAGCAACTTCATATCTAGGTACTTTTGATAAAATTTTTCCGTCTCCTATGTATGCAATAATAAAATTATTTATTATATCATTTAAATGTACCCTACTATAATAACCAGAAATTGCTGTACCTGTTCCTCCTTCAAGAGAGGAATAATTATCTACGTCTAAAGGTTTTCTTGATATTGCCATTATTGTTCAGTTGCTTGTATTTGTTGTTCTTTTGCTTGACCTATTCCAGAAACGTCTGCTTGCTTTATAACTACACCCGCTAATGTTAATATTTTATAAACTATATTTGTTTTTTCTGACGGATGTAATTCAAAATTTAATGATTTTGCCGTAGCTGAATAATCGTCCGTAGAGGGATTAAAAACAGTTGAATCATATATTGGCTTATTAGGAACCCCAGAAGCGATCTGTGACGCCGTAGGCATCAAATAACCCCATTTAGGCTTATTCGGCTTCTTTAAATACTCCATGCTTACTCCGCTATCTATTGTTACAGGGTATACTTTAATGGCATTTCCATTTATAGTATACACAGGTTGAGTTGCAACAGGATATGTAAGAGGGGAAGCTGTAATAAACTTAATTTCTTTGTGAGAAGCAAAATCAGCCTCTAAATTATTAACACGAATCACGCCTAGCTTGTAAAAATCAGATGGAAATGAATATAAACCATTGGCTAAAGACAAATTGCTATCTCCGTAAAAAACATTTATTTTTTCAGCTAAACTTAAATTAGGGTCAGAAAAATCACTTTCTAAATTTGCATTAAGCTCATAACTAGCTTGTTTTGCAAAATAAGCTTCAAATATTTCATTTTGCCCTATATCTGCCAAATTATTAAATTCTTCAGGTGTTATATAGCCCCTGTTATCCTTATTAGCGATAGTTAGTACAATTTGGTATACCTCGTTTATATTTACCATGTGTAATTTATTAATTAGTTGGTATAGGGTTAATTTCTTACCCTACACCTTTTTATTACGAAATTTTTTTCATAATAGACTTCATTAAATCAACACCTTCATCTGTTTTGAAGTATGCAGCAAGCGCTCCATATGGGTGTTGATCAAAAGGCACTGTCATAACCTTTTTACCGTTTGCTAATTTAAACACAGTTCCGTCGTCAGTTAGGTTTAATATACCCATTTCAACAGCTCTATTAGCAAGGTTTCTTAACTTTATATCTTCATCCTGAGATAACTCAATAAACAATTCTGGATCGCTTTGAGCAAACCTGTAGGCATCTCTTTTTAGTTCTTTAGAAGTCATGTTAGCTACTGCAGAACCTAATTCAGTTCTCATGATAGCTTCTAAATGCTCAATATCTAGCGTTTTCACTAAATTTAAAGCTTCGAGTTCTAACTCTAGGTTTTCAATTTCATCAGCTGCTTCCGCCACCTCATCAATTTCAGACCAAAGATTTCCTACATTCGGATGATATATTGATAGAAGCTTTTGCAACGGTTGTTGTTGCCTTGGCACTTCTAAAACGCCGTCTAAAAATGTAACATGCCCTAATGTAACATACCCATCTTGTTCGCTTACAAACAAAGATTTTTGATTAGTAGCATATCTTATTTCTTTATTTTCACCTGTATTTTCATCAAACCAAAGTAAAGGTTTTCTTACTGTATGTTTAGACTGTATTGTCCAACTTATAGGTGATCTGTCCTGCGATAGAACATATACTCTATCTTTTATTTCCCACCCTTTTTCAGGGTCGAATACTTTTTTTTTCGCTTGTGTACTCATAATATAATATAATAAAAATAAAAAGAGGTTAGGGTGGCCGAAACCACCCGTCCTCTATTAATCACTATGCTTTAAATAATACAAAGTTATTAGCACCTTGTACAATTAAACATCTTTCAGATAGATAGTGCATTCTCATTTCATCAATTGGAGATGAAGAAGCGCCACCTACAGATCCAGTAACCCAAGATTTCATTTTTCTGTTTTCAGTTTCAGAAGCTCTATATCTTACGTGCAAGAAAGGTCTTTTAATGTTTTTCCCAAGATTTTGGTCGTAAACTGTTGAAGTACCAGCAGGAACTAGTACACCTTCAATGTCTCCAAAGCCACCTCTTGTTGAAAAATCATTTAGATATTTCCAGTCAGTTTTGTAAAAGTCATAAGAACCTCTTCTGTATCCAGTAAATCCTAGATTAAGGGCCATATCCTCGCTATTGTTAAATACACCAAAAGAAGTACCTCCAGAGTATCCACCGTTTTGTTGTGCAAGAATATCATCAATTTCTAAAGAAAGATCTCTTCCTAAGAAAAGCATGTTTTCTTCAATAGCACCTTGCTTGTCTAGTTGCTTAAGTACAGCATCAAAATCTGTCAAAGCACCGCCGGAAACTTGTGCACCAAAGTCAGAGTATACATTACCTCTTGCTTCAATAGCTTCAAAGAAACCTTCAGTACCTTTAGCGGTAGCTGTAATATTTGAATCATAAAAATCCAAAGTAGCTCCAGTGTTCAATTGCTTGACACCTTCAACCATAGACATTTCTAGATAGTCTTCCCAGCGTAGTCTGTTTTCGTGCTCAGACTTCAAATACCATAGGTATCCAGAAGCTCCATTTTCAGAAGTAACTTCAATCCAACCAATCTGGGCAGTGTCAGAACCGTTAATTGAATAGTGCTCCTTAAGAATAATAGGAGAATTGGTAAACGTAGCGTAGCTAGGATCTAGCTTTTCGTTAAAGTTACCAGTTCCTTTTGCAAATTCAGATCCATAAGCAAGAGCTGTAAATCTTTCGGCTGCGGTAATAGCTGGAGTTCCAGTCAATGATTTAACTTGGAAATAGTTTCCAGACACGTTAGTAACAATACCTTTAATAACAGCACCGCTTCCACCAACAGCTGAAGTTGCTGAAGATTGAGCTTGGACCATTACTGTTTGTCCTTTACGGAAATTAACAGCAGTTGTTCCTTGAGAAGTAACACCTAGGCTAGTAGGCTGAGCTGTAGGAACGTTAAAGTTCAATACAACACCTCCATTTGAAGATGCACTTGCGGTTCCTGGAGTTGATCCAGAAGTTGGCATTGTGCCTGCGGCACTTAGATAGATAGCGTTAGCATATCTTGTGTGCAATCTACCTTGCTCAGTCCAAATAATTTGATCTGAAGTAGAAGGCATCTCCGCTGATACCATACGAAGGAAAGATCCAATAGAGCGATTTCCGTATCTCTCTACTTCTTGTTCGTACACATCAGGTAAAAATTGTTGAGCCCATTGATTGAATGAGCTATCTGTAAAATCAATATAGTTACCAGTATAAAGAGCTTTGCTTTGAGTTGGTTGCAAAGCTGCTGGTATTCCACTTGTAAAAGCCATTTTTTAAATTTTAAAAATTATTTATTCCATTTTATGCGCAATTTGTCAGATGAATTTCCTGAAACAACACGTATTTTATCACCAGAGTCTGTGGTAATAACGGAATTATCAACGCGAGGAGACATGTCAATATTTTTTGATTCCTTAACTTGTGACTTTATAGCATCGGCACGGCCTTGCTCATAAAAGTGGGAAGCAATTTTATCTGCATTTCTTCCAGCAAACAATGCTTTGTGATAGCTACTAGCATCACCCAAAGTACCGTCTTCGCTGATAAATTCGTTTATAAAGTTTTTTAGATCAGATTGATGTTCTTTTATTTTTTGTTTATTGTCAATTTTAAATCTAAATTTTTTGTCTTCAACTTGAAAATCAAATCCTTTAAAATCATCATTAAAAACTTTTTCTGTTTTTTCTAAAAAAATTTTTTGTTGTTTTGCCCAGTCATCTTTTTCAGATTGCTGTTGTTTGTAATATTCAAAAGCTTTTTCATATTCTTCAGGGACATCGTTTTGCTTTCTTAACTTAAGATCAGCATAATATTCCTTTTTAGAACCTTCAAAGTGCTTTTGAGCATTATACACTTCTTCCTTGAAAGCTAATTGCTTAGCTTTCACCTCATGATCTTCAGCAACCTCTTCGTCATATCCAAATTTGTTTTGAATCATGAACGAAATATCGCTTTCGTCTAAATGAGGTTTTGTTTTTCTGTAATATTCATATACTAAATCTGTTGGCTTTGTTTCAGAATAGTCTTTATTAAGATTAACATAATCTTCTAAAGAGCCATTCGTTTCTTCCATAAAGCTGATTAGCTTTTGAATATCTTCAGGGTATTCTATTTGTTCTTGAGGTTGAGCTATTTCTTTTTTTATTTCTTGCTCAACAATTTTTTCTTCTTTTTGAGGTTGTTCTTCTACAACATCCTCCACAAGCTCTAGCGCTTCTTCTTTAACTTCTTCGGCAGGCTCTTTAATTTGCTCTTGCTCGTTTTGTTTTTGAACTTCTTCGCCAGCTTCGGGTTCGTTGCGTACAGATACTTCATCTGTGCTTTGCTTTTGAACGGCATTTTCTTCTTGTTTTGGAGGGGTATCAACATTTACGCGGTATACTCCGTCGTCTTGAAACCCGTAATTAGAATCAACTTCACCGCTTTCTATTGCTTGTTCTAGTACGGCGGCCTCTTTTTCTTGTGCTGAAACCTCTTGATTTGGCTCAACCACGTTTACTTCAATTTTTTCTTCCATAATATAATATAATATAATAATTTACTTTTACTTAGGTTCGAACCTAGATAAATCAATACCTCCTAAAACGTCATTACCTTTTGATTCAAATGATTTTTTTGGCTTTTCTGTTTTAGGTGGGCCAGATATACTAGAAGAGCTAATTTTTTTATCAGCAATTCTTTCTTGCACTTCTGACTGCTTATCCGCTAATTCTTTCTGAGCTTCAAGTTCTAATCTTTTTAATTGAACATTGAGATCATATTCAAATTGCATTAATTCTCTTTTAGTTTTAGCCTCTACCTCCAGCTTTTTAATACTAAATTCATTTTCAGCATTTGAAACCTGTATTTTAGATTCTGTTTTAATTTGTTCAGCTTGAGCTTTTGCTTCTTCTATTTGTATTTGAGCTTGACCCTGCGCTTCCGCTTGAGCAACTGATGCTGCTTGTGCTGTTTGTTGATCAGTAGTTTGTTTTTTTATTCTTCTAAATTTAAGAAGCTGATTAGCAAGTTTTATATTATTAACTTGCCTTATATCAATTGCGTCTTCTAAAAATATACTACTTTGAGAAAGAGCCATTTGTATGTTAGCTTCTAAAAGCTGCTTTTCTTCTTCGTCAGGCTCTAATTCTAAGAAGATGCCGAAGTCATGTAAATTTAAATTTTTAAGTTCTTCTAGACTGCCTACTGTAAATTTACCTAAGCCGCTAATAAAAGCTTTTTTAGCAGGATGAAATTCTAACACATCTTTAAATCTTAAAGATATAGCTTCTGCTAAAGTAAGTGTTGTATACATGCTGCTTTCTATCAAATGTCTAGTAGCTGTATTACTGTTAGCAGCTGCCAGCTTTTGAACTCCTACTAATGACTTGGGATCCGGATCAGAACCATCTCTAGCTTCATTTAGTCCGGTTATATCTCTTATCATTTGCAAATATTGGTTATATGCACCAATTAATAATTGCACTTGATTTCCACCTCCTCCAGGTAGTTCTTGGATAGGAACTTTACCCGGGTTTGGATCTCCATCTACGGTCAGTGATCTTCCGATTATTGAACCTGTTTGAAAATACATGTTTAAAGCTTCCTGCGGATTATAGCTAGTGCCATTGCCTAAATCAATTTCAGCTAAACCGTCGGCGTCTATATAGACTCCCGATGGAGTCATTCTTTGAATTGATTGTTGAAGTTTTAAATGGGTTAATTGTATTAAATCGGCATAAGGTGTCATTTTTGAAACAAGAGAATCAATTTTACCTTTATACATTCTTGGAGCGGTAACAATATAATTCATTACCACTTTATTTGTATTAGAATTAGGGCGTACCATATTGGTTGCCTTTTCCCATTTAATTATTTTATTGCTGCCTAATAAATATACCCCTTCAAAAAGAACTTCACTAGCTTGCGCTACTTTTTTAAATCTAGTTCTTTTATCTTTTGGAGGATTAAAAGAATCATCTTTTTTAATTGCTTTTTCTGCTCCAGAAGAGGTTTCTTTTATTTTATATACATTTTTTTCAAATGTTTTCCAATTAAAATATAAAACAGTTAATGTATTGTTATCGTCACTATTAGTATTATTATAGTCAAAGTTATTACTATAATTAGAGCCTTTATTAGTTATATCTTTTATTTCTTCGTCTGTTAAACTAGGAAATTGTTTTTTTAATTCATTTACTTTTATTCTTTTTACTTCTCCAAAATAATAACAGTCTTCAAAGTTAGGATCTTCAGTGTAAGACCAAATTAAATTAGCAGGGTCAACGTAGTCTAATTTTATACCATCTGTATTATTAAAAGAATGCTTAACTGCAGAAATTCCTAAAACAGCCCTGTCATAGTCTGTTCTTTTCTTTAGCTCAGCATATTTATTTCTAAGAAATATATTATTTATAGCCTGCTCTTGAGCAATTTCAATTCCCTGCTTATAATTTAATTGCATGTACAATTCTAGCTCCTCTGTATTAGAGGGCAATTCGGATTCTGGAATATTTCTAGCGTTAACGCCTAACTCCGCTTCAATTTCAGCAAGAATTTGTTTAGCCGCTAAATCCCTTTGTACACTCTCAACATATTTTGTTCTTTTACCAGTAGCAATTGAATCTTGCGCAAAAGCTTTAATAGAGAATAACCTATCTTGCATTCCATTAACAACAATATCTATAAATTTAGGTATAATAGGCACAGGCTTCCAGTCTAAGTTAAGATAAGATAGGTCACCGTTGATTGCAAACTCGTCTTTATATTTTCTAATAGATTGTTCACCTCTAGCGTACAATCTAAGTCTATGAAATTCATCACGAGTTTGATAATATTTGCCTTGTCCCCTGTCTTTATTAAACCATTCCTGTTCTATAGCTTTAGCTACCTCTAATCCATATTCAGAACTTCTTTTTTTAGAATCAGATACCGCTTGGCTAGGGAAAATAGAATAATCTTTTTGTGTTTTTGCCATATTTATTTAATTAGCATACTTCTATCGCCTTCATTCTTATATTTAGAGAATGAAAAATTTAGTTTTTTTGTTGTTCTTTCTTGTCGTGGTTTATATAAATGTTTTCTACAAGCCATTATAGCTAAACCGCTGCTAATAGATGCATCGTAAGCTGTACGTTTTGATATATCAAATTTAGCCCAATCTTCTAATGTTCTTTGAAAGTGCATATTACCGTGGCTATCTTCTTGATTTCCAACGTTTTCTTCTATATATGATTCAATTGCAGCTGCGTGGGCTTGCTTTATATCTTCTGACGTGTTAGGTATACCGCCTAATTCTATTTCAGATTTAGACAATGCACCTCTTAATTTATCAGGTCTGTTCATAGAAAAACCTCTGTACCCTCTTCTTTTTAAATGATAAAGTAATCTTGGTTTATTATTTTCTGCAAGTATTGGCATACCATAAAATGCTATTGCCATAAGTACATCTTCAAAAAAAACTTCTGCTGTTTGAGGTCTTGCAACATATTCTAAAAAGAATTTGCTTGACGGAAACTCTGGCTGCATTGAAAAAGTTGTTAAACCGTGCAAAGCTCCATTTGATCCACCACCTCCAACTGTTCCAGAAATATCATAACTATCACAACCAAATGCGCCATAGTCTATATTTCCAGGATATTTAACGCCATTTTTTTCAATAATGTTATTTCTAAGTTCTAACTTAGGTATCCAACTAACAAAAAATCTACCGTTTTTAGTAGGTGTCCAAATTACTTCTGTATCTTTTATTCCGTTTTTCCAAGAAAAACTTCCTTGAGCAACATAACCTTTTGAAGTCATTTCTTCATTATGATCTATTTGCTCATATATTTTTGTTAAATTAAATAAAGAATGCAATGTTTCATCCCTAAAAGCGTGTTTTTCACTTCTAGGAAATTGTCTGTAATACTCGTTTAACGCATCAGCATCATTCTTTAATCCTTCTACCTCATTTTCCCAGTGCTCAATAACTCCTGCACGAATGAGGCCTCCATCAATTCCTTCAACCGGAGATGATGGTGTTTCGAATACAGGGTATCCATACTTATTAATGAACCCTTCGTACCCCCATTCCATAGGTATGAACAAAGAATATAGTCCACTTGAAGTCTGTCCATTTTTATTTCGTTTGTCAACATCTGAATTATAATATAATTTTTTAAAATTATCACCGCCTTTATTTAAAGCATTAGAAGTAGAACCCATCATGCATTTGCCAACAACCCTAGCACCTAATCTTAAACACGTTTTTGTAACTCTCCAGTTGTTTAATATATTATCGGGTCTTTCCCATTTTCCAGATTCATCATGGACTAATAGTATTAGTTTTTCTCCATCATAACTATTGTCTCCTGTATTTTTCCAGTCGATTGTTGTATCTAACCCCTGCCCTAATAATTCATCATCTGATTCTTTAAAAGAATTTCTGGTTAATCTTCTTGATGGTAGCTTATAAGACAACTCTGTTTTTGGTCTTTCCATACCATCTTGTATGGGTTTAAAAAAGAATGGATAATTTACCGAGATCGGTACAACCTTGTCGGTGAACATTTTTTTCGCATCAGCACCCGTTTTCGATAATATACCGAACCTCGAGTCTCTTGACGTCGTAGCCACATTAACAGTTTCTGATGATGCCATGAAGCTAAAGCCAGACCGTCTATTCTTGAGGTAGCACATTCCGTAACACCTATAGTCCGCCTTACAAGCTTCCCAAAAGTAATAGAATATTCTGTTTGCCTGCCTAAATTCGGGCGCACCCACGTCAATCTTTGTCCAGTTGAGGTACATATAGTGTGACCCTGTAATGTAACACGGTTCACCGTTGCACATGAACCAATACCCATCATTCCTATAATTAAACTCAACATCAATATATTTATAGTATTGTTCTTTAGTTTGTTCTGGATGGTTTTTAAACTCATGTATTGATCTTATTTTTTTTAAAGATTCTGGTCTTTCCCTTCTTATAAATACTTGATCTTCAGCTTTTAGCTTTTGACCATCTATTTTTTCAGGGGTTTGAGGTATTGCTATCTTAAGACCTTGAACCTCATATATATCTCCGATTGTACCGTCTTTACTTATGACTACACAATCTAAATCATCGTCGTAGCCGTACTTATATTTTTTAAGCCTATTTTTTTTTCTTACTTCTTTAGTATCGAGGTGATCTCTGGTAATGTTATAAAGTGATTGTTTATACATTATTTTATTCTATCTTCTACACCTAAAAATTTTACTTTGTCTTCAGTTTTTTTATCTGACGACAACTCTTCTATTTTTTCTATAATTTTAAACGAGTCTTCAATTGCAACCCATTTAGCCTGTGCCGCTATTTTTGCTTTTTCAGGTTCTAATTCAACTAAATTAATTTTTTGCCTTATAACTTTATCAAGCTCAATTAAAGCAATTTCTGAAGCTTCAATTACTTTCTTCCTTCGATCCATATTTTATTGTAATTTGATTTGATAAAACTCTATATAATTTTTGACCTTCAATATTAAACTCGTATTCAGAATCAGGTGTAAAGCCCACCACGTCTCCTATAGAGACTCCTAACGAGCTTAAAGCCTCGTTGCTATACACAAGCTCTCCGTGTAATTGTTTTTCTTTTAAAACGCTCCATTTTGATTCGTTGTTTATTGGCTTTACAAAGCAATAATTGCTTAAACATTTCCAATTACCATTTCTTTTATAAGCATATATTTGATCTGGCGCAACTAAAAATTGATTTTCATTTATAAAGCTAGAAGAATTTTTCTCTTTACCATAAATATCAATCCATCTTCTAAACACATTGTGATGTAAAATAACTTCATCTTCTTTTTTTATTTCACCATCGGACAATACGGGTAATGATATTACCTTACCTATTCTATTTGTATACATGTAATCCCTCTCGGATATTTCTGTATTTAGTATCAATTCTTTATCTTCTACAACTGTAGAGTTGTTATATCTATTTTGAGAATATATAATATAATTGTAAAGTGATCGCATTAATAATCTAAATTGTATTCAACGGATACAGCCATGTTTGAATTAAAATGTTTCCACGGAAGTATCTCATCATTTTTTTTAATAAATATTTTGTAAGCACCTTCTTCTTCTAGTATGTCAGATATTGTATGACCACCGTAAACGTCTTGGCCAACTGAATAATGCATTGCTTCATTCTTGTAATCTTGACCAATTGATATTTTTCTAATTAATTTCATTTAATATGTCCATATTGTTGTGTCTGGAGCATCAGGATAACCGATACCTACATGCACAAAATTGTTTTTCCTTGATATACCTATACGGGTAAATCCTACCCCAATAGCAGCTTTGACTAATTTAAAAGTAGCTTCCCCACCTATGCATGCAATATCAACCGCTGCTCCGTAGGCATGCTCACCTGGTTTAGATTTTTTAGCTTCTATAGGGTGATCAGGACTTCTATACGTTGATGTCAGCTTTATAGGGTAACCGTACGCTTCTCTTAAATTATCCAGCATAACTAATAGTGCTGGATCCATTTTATCAAATTCAGTAAATTCAGATTCTTCGAAATATTTCATTTTTTATTTCTATCTTTTAATTTCATATAAATATTCATCCCAGTATATATTATTGTCATAACCAATACTATGGTTTGCAAAGTGGGGTTAATATTCGGTATAGCCGAAAAGGCTACCGCTCCGACGTTTATGCCGTAAATTTTTAAATCGCTCATTATTTGTGTTTACTGTTTCCAAAAACTTTTTCTACCCCTCGTGAACCAAAATAGCCGCCAATAACAATAGTAAGTAAACCTGTAATTGAATCTAATGGGTAACCCATATACCATCCAGCTACATAGCTTATTGTTAAAAATACTAATGTTAACGGTCTAACATTTGCTGCAAGCCATGACCCTGAAGTTGCATCTGCAACCCAGCGCCTTGTTGTGCCGTCTATTTCAGCTCTCTCAATATCTAATTTTTTAAGTGCAATTTTTTTATCAGCTTCTGACATATCAGATCCGCCGATTATAGCTTGTATAACAGAACCTACTGGCGTGTCACCCGCTATTGCGCCAACGACGTTAGGAATCTTTTCTAACAAAAATTTCCCAACGCCAGTATCTTTAAAACGTTTTTTAGCCATATTTAATTTTATTTAAATGCCATATATATATAATCCACCCCATTTTCATTGGTAACACTACCTCCAGCTGCATTTGTTTCAAAACCAGTAGATGTTGGCTTAATCCAATTTCCACCACTCGTTCCTTCAGCACCACTCGTATTTGCATATAAATACTCATCTAAATTACCGGAAGGACTTCTTTTATTATCAAGCATATACCAGCCATAGGCGTTACTCGTGCTTTTTATTATAATCCAACTTGGTTCAAAGCCTAATGTGACTGTTACTTTCGTAGGGTTATTTCCGGTATATGTTCCTATCTTACTATATCCTGGAACTGAATGCCAACAGTAGGCTATTTGGCTACCTTGTGTCCAGAAAGCACCTATAGCTACTGCGGATAATAATGTACTGCTTAAAGTCATAAAACTACCAGAACCATAAGCATCAGTATCGTTTAAAGATAACCAATTAGTAGTATTGTTTCCAGTAGATACATTGGTATAAACTCCCCAATCTTGAGATGAGTCTAATCTTTTTGAAATTACAATTTCAGGAGATTGAGAAAGACCATGTCCTACGGTCATAGATGCTGAGCCATCAGCTGTATACTTCACAATACTAAATCCTGCTTCTGTATTGGCACTAACTTGACTTGTTATACTGCCATCTGTATTAGAAACCGCTGCGCTGCCACCTTTCCAACACCAAGCTACAAAGTCATCTCCGCTCTTGTTACTTCCATTGTCAGATGAGCTTGTTGACCCCAATGTAAAACCATTGGCATCAAATGAAGTGAAGTTATCATTAGCAGTTGGCAAATTATCCGCATCGGCAGTAGTATTTGAATATATAACACCATCCGTGGACAAACCTCTTACAGAATCAAATAATCTGTGATGATAAGCTGTAGTTCTTGATTTTATCCAAACTAAATCGGGCTTAAAACCTACATTAGATATATAATTACTTGTACTATTCCCCTCATACAATACAGTCTTAAAATTAGATGTATCTGTTTCAGGTTTTTCGTTGTAAAGTTCATTTACTTGACTACTTGTAAGGGCAGTTGAATAGATGCGTACTTGGTCTATTGAGCCATTGAAATAATTTGTAGGACTTAATGTTGCTCTATTATTTTCTGCTCCTATTAATAAGTTGTCTACTGTAATATTATTAGATATTGCGGCTGAATCTACTTGTTGTCCATCAACATAAAACAAACCACTTGAACTGCTTACTGTTGCAACCAAGTGATGCCAATTCCCATCTGTTGCATCAACTGTATCTGCTAAAATGTAAAGAGTACCATCTGTACCTCTTAAATAGAGTTTTGAATATCCATCATTA